TAGAGTTGATCTCTTTGTGCCTGTGATGGGTTGTATGCAAGTTTAACTGCATTATTGATAGTTCCTCTGGTTGCACCAGCTGGTGAGAACCAAGGGAATGAGTTAATGGATGTTCTTGCCATCAATCCAGCAATATCACCATTTAGAGGGATGTATCTAAATGTGTTATTGAATCTATCAAATGTATATTTGTAACCAGAGTCAAATACACCATATGAAGTTGACTGTAGACTATCATAGAATTGTATGATATTTGTAGTCTGTTTGTCTGTGTCAGTTACACCAACAACTCCTTCTCTGTATGGTGAGATACATGCAATACAATCTTTTCTCTCAGTTGCGATACTAAGTAGTTTGTTTGCCTTAGCTTGTGCTTCGTATATGTTGTTTCCACCAGATGGCCCTTGAATTAGGAAGTTAACTGAATACTCAGCTGGGTTATCAAGAACTTGATAAGAACTTACAATATCACCTAATGTACACTTGTATTTCTCCACTCCACCGTAGTCATTACCATTTGCAAGTGAGAATACAGATGCACCAGAACCATTAAAGGTAGCTCCCTGTGCATTGGTTCCCCAAACACCACTTGAGTCTATTGCATATCCACTCAACATTGTGTGTTTCATACCTACACCAGTTTGAGCAGCACCAACAAATATGTTGTTAGAGAAGTTTGCAATATAGTCTTTGTAGTAAACACCTGTACTTGGTGATATTCTTGCATCAGATGCCTTGGATAATCCTGTCCATTTCTCAATGACATTTCCAGAAGTACCAGTTACAGATCCATCGTCATCAACTATAACCACATGGAATTCATCATTCCTAGAACTTCTTTCTGAAGCATACTCTGTAGTTGTTGGTTTAGTTGCGAGTGATTTCCAGAATACTGTGGAGTTATCTAAACCAAGTTGTTGTTGATCATACCAATCAATAATGGTGTTACCCTCTCTTAAGTAAAGACCACTACCAACACCAGCATTTACCTGTGACTTAACAATGAATGTAGTATTTGCAAATGCTACAGTTGCTGCAGTATCCATAATGATATACTGCTGTAATGTACCGTAGTTTACAATCTTACCCTCATATGTTCCGTTAAGTGACTTAACTGTATCGCCAGGAGCAGATTTGAGTGTGTTAAAGTCAGCGCCGAATGTGATTTCAGTAGAACCAATACCAACACTTGCATTGAATCTTGTTCTTTCAACGCTCTGTGCAGTTCCCGATGTATTAAAGAACTGTAGTCTATTAGGATGATTTACTGATGTATCTGAAGCAATATTATCATTGTAAATACCAACATCATAACCTTTGAAAGATGCAGTTGAAGAACCCTCTTCATAATCTACTGCGCTCCATACATCTGTAGTAATGTTATGTTTACTTACAACCTTGATGTCTACTGACCCAACATTGACTCCTGTAATAATTCCTTTGATGTAACCTGTTTCGATTCCAACAGTTCCATCTGTATTTGCAACACTTGTTGAGAATCCAGCAGTAACTGCAAATCCAACAGAAAGTCCATCTGTACCGATTGCAAGCCTCTGATCTGCCTTTCCGTCAATGGTGCAAATTTTTAATCCATTTGCCCATGAGCCAGGGTTTCTAGCAGCATAGTGCCAACTTGTGTCTGTTGAACGATTGTTGTAATAATCTTCTGATGATTTAATAGACAAGTCTGTAATCGCAACACCAACAGGAACGTTAGCATTGGATAGTGTATCGTTGTTTGTCCTTAAGACTCTTAGAATACCACCGTATGATAGGTATGCAGATGCAGTCATCCAGTATTCATACTGTGCATCGGTAGATTTTGGTGCTCCAAATGTCTCAAGAAGATCGGATTCAGTTTCAATTAGAACTGGTTCGTTTACAGGCCCTTTTTCAAAAGGCCCAGCGATAGCTCCAACTTGATCGTTGATTCCATCTATCCTTCCTACTGTTAGGTCTACCTCTCTTACCTTAACGCCTGGAGATACTAGATTTAGCGTCATGTTAGTGTTCCTCGAAGATCTCAGTTGTTTTCTCTGTTATTATTTAGAATTTACTACTTTTTCACTGGGGAAACAGTACATGAACCTCCTACCAGTCAGGATATACGTCTGGTTTATCTCTTCTTCTTTTCCTCTTTACTCTGGTTATAGTACATGTCTTACATTCATATGAGTAAGAGGATGGTTTTTCGCCTCTACTCTTTCTAGTAAGGTAAAATCCATCTGTCAATGAGTAAGTCTTGCCGCATACTCTACATTTTCTTTCGTGTAAAAACAGTACTGGTTCATCTAGATCCATTACAAGTAATCCCACATGTATGATCTGTCACCATATTCGTCAAGGTGCCATCTATCACCTTCGTTATCTACAAAAGATGTTTCTTCAGATACACCATCTTGTATGAATCCGAATGGCGCCATGTCTGCCTCGATCTGATCTCTTTGATCATCATATACTCTCTTCCTTATATCGTCGTCTGTCATCTCTTTAAAATAATCTTGCATCACCAACCATGCAAATATAACCAAACACATGGCAAGGTCATCATTACAACCTTCCTCTGCCTCGAATGAGTTTGCTTTTTCAATAAAGGTTGTAAGTTCAGCAATAATATTGTAATCTTTGATTATGAGTTTATCTGTCTCTATTAAAGTTTTAAGGTTAAGTGAACCTATCTTCTTCACAGTCTTAGACATCTTCACTCCTAGTTGCACCTTACTGCCAGAAAAACCTTGTCCTAATACTTGTCCAGCTCTACCTCTCATGGCAGTCATCAATACATTTTCATATTCCATATCGTAGAATAATATCGATGCAATCTGATCTCCTATGTCATTTACCTCACATAAAACGAAAGCATCATTATATGCTTTGGCAAAATCAACAATGACACTAGGAAATAACATTGGTTTGATGGTGTTATTTCTATACTTGGCAACGACCTTATATGGAAACTCTGTAGTGTCAAATACTATGAAGGCAGAATAATCTTTCTCCACACCCCTTGCAACGTCTACTGTAATCGAGTAATTGTGTTTAGGTATTGGATTTTCATATATCTCTCCTCCTCTTTTACCCCTATTGATTGGTTCATCATACACCATAGTCTTCAACTTGGATGGTGCAATCAACGTATCAACAGATCCTAAGAACTCACACTCAAACTCAACACGGAACTGTGCTTCTGATGTGTTCTTGATCGTCTGTTCTTTCCATGCTTCATCTCTGCCTGGCACTTCTGACCAGTGAACGTCTGTGGTGACGTATTCGTTTCTACCTAGTTCTGCATCATGCCACAGTCGGTAAAAGTGATTCATACCACGAGGGGTAGAAACAATAATTACCTTAGTAGACTTACCAGAACTAATAGTAGGATATACACTACTAAAGAAATCATCTGCAATATGGTTGGGAATGAAAGCAAATTCGTCCAAGAATATGATGTTGAATGACATACCTCGAACAGCAGATGCAGAGGTTGATGCAGCAATGATCTTGGATTTGTTTTCCAATTCCATAGATCCTTTGTTCCATGCAATAATACCCTGTTGCATCCACTTGGGCAAGTTCTCATATGCAATCTGTAGTCTACCAAGTAGATCTCTTGCAGTCTGAGCTTTGTTTGCAAGAATACCTACTGTGACACTATCATTGAAGATGGCATAGTGTAAAAGATACGATACCACAGTCGTTGACTTACCAGACTGTCTAGGCATCTTACAGATGTTGAATCTATTATTATGAAAATTATTAACTAACTGTTCTTGAAAATCATACATCTTGAATGGTACTAGACCTTCATCCAAGTTGATAATTTTTACATACTTCTGTGCAAAATATACAGGGTCTTGAGCGCATTTTAAAAACTCAGTGACTTGTTTCTTAGTAAAGTTCTGAGCAACGTTTGCTTTTTTTAGATTAGGATTTCCAAGATACTGTTCATGCTGTATACTCATGGTTCATCACGGATCAATTACTAATAATGGTTTTGTTGGATCTTTCTCAGATGGTGCAAAGTATAATACCTTACCACTAGGATATATTTTATCCAATTCATATTGAACATCTTTCTTTAATGGTCTTGCTCGTTGAGGAAAAAACATCTGAAGCATTTTAGTTTGACCTCTGAACTGAAAAGTAACAGTATAGGTTGCACCATACTTGTTAAGTCTTCTCCAATTTTCTTCTCTTAGTGTTCTGAAAGTTTTCATTTATTATCCTTCATAGTTTTTTTGAGCATTTTTTGTAGTTCAGATGTGCTTCCTACAAATAAAGAGTTGTTAGTAACATTGGTAGTGTTCTGCTTAGTATTTACCTCATCAATCTCCTTCATTTTTTTCTGGAGATCAACTAACTTATCAGCTGTGTCTGCAACATGTTTAATAAGTTGACCAGCAACTTCATATGCCCTTGCAGAATCAGACTGTTGTGCAACATCTAATGCACCATCCACTGCCTCTTGTCCTTTCTCAACTAAAGAATATAACTGAGCTCTACTATATTCATAGTCCTTAGTCAGATCCTCCTTCCCAGATTTAATTTTCTTAGGATTTGTTCTTATAGGTTTATCGATAGGTGCTTTCATAATCTCTGCACCTCTGTCTGTGATGTCTAGAGCATCATCTATTTCATCAAATGTTTCATCTTCCATCATAAGTCAGAATCCCTCCCTTGACTACTACTGAATACAGATCCATCAGCATACTCGGATTTTGTCTCACCAAAACCAAAGTCATCGCCTTCGACAACAAATGAGTTATCTTGTACGTTGATCACATTGACTGGAACATTGATGTCATGTGGTTTGATAATACTAGAGTATTGACCACGTTTGACTTTCAATCTGTTGCCAGTTACAGATCTAATTAACATCTTCTCTTCGTCTACCTGTATGTAATCACCTTTCCTAAATGCGATAGCACTATTGACATCAAACTCTGTCTTAACAGTATCGAAAGCTTCATTAGTTCTTGCCGTATCATCATTGTTGTAATCTTTGATAGCTGCTGGAACTGCCTCGTATCTGATTTGTCTAGGTGCAATTTTAATATTAGAGGTATCAGTGTAGTAATCTGTTTGTACTTTCTTGATTAGACCTTCACTACTATTGTTGATTGGGCCAAATAGATATGTCTTACAATTAAATGTCAAAGTATATGTCAACGCTCTTCTGGTAAGAAAATCATCTTCATAATTATCTTCCATCTGTATATTCTCTAGTGTTATTGGCATATCCCTTTTCTCGCCTATAATATCTACTAGATCAATGGTAAGATTAAATGATGGTTGGAAGTAAGGTAATATTTGTTCTACTATTTGTATTGCATCTTCATTCAATTTAGACAAGATACTAAGTTGCATATTAATATTGTAAGGAACTGGCATAAATCCCTTGATCAATTTGTTGGTATCTTTATTGACCGCCTTGAAAGTTTGCATTGTAGAAACTTTTCTAGATGCATCATATTGCATACCAATAACTTCAAATGACATTCTAGGTAAAGTCAATGTTGTTCCAACACCATCCTGATATTCCCTACCCTGAGATACTCTTGCTAAGAATTTCTGTTGTGGGCCATATGATATGGGAACTTTGATAGCACTGACTGTTTTACCAGATCGGTCTGTATGTTGGATCTCAATGTTATTAAACAAGGTTCCGAAAGACACGATTGTCTTACGAATGATCTCATGATAGAAATGATTTGTTAACATAATATTACCACCTTATGAAACTATTTAGAATTCCCCAAAAGGATTTTTTTCCGAGAAATCTAATATTGACGTTGCTTCTGTTTCAAAAGTATCGTTTTGAGCGAACTCTCGATCTCCGTCTACATCAGATTCGATACTTAAAACTCTGTAACTAGACGCAGCACCAACAATAACCTCTCCTACTGCAAAGTCTCCACTAGGAACGGATACTTGAAGTATATTGTTAACAGTATCCCATGAAGCCACATATGCCTCAGTGCCACTATTTAAACCTCTTACCACTTCATCTCTTTGATATTCACCAAAGGAATTAGATGTAATAGAACCAATAGCGACATATGCTGGTGTAATAGTGTATCCAGCACCAGCGTTACTATATCTAATTTGAGTTACAGTGCCTGATGTACTTACCACTGCCTCTGCCTGTGCGTTCTGCAATAAAGGTATAGTTTCATTAGACTGTTGTATATACACAGAAGTAATACCAACTGTGGGTGTAAACGTATATCCTCTACCACCAGTCGTAATTCCTATAGGGCCTAGGACTGCTTCAGATATTACAGCAGTAGCGATTGCGGTTGATACTGGAGAACCACCAGTGAACACTACTTGTGGAGGCGTCGTATATCCTGTGCCTGGATTAATTAGTAATATTCTATCAACAGATTGATTTGGAATACCAGACCTAGTTGTCATAATTGCAACAGCAGTTGCCTGAGATCCAATAGCAGGTTCTTCTATTGTCATAATAGGAACCGAGGTATATCCCCATCCCTCATATGCTATCGCTAAAGCAGATACTGAATTGGAAGTAACTGTAACATCAATTATAGGTTGTTCGTTATCTAACTTACGGATAAACTGTGCAGTGGTTGATGTTTGTACATCAGTCTCTTGTTGAGTTTCTGATGTTGGAACTTGTTCTGCACTGGCAGCTCTTGTAGAATTATCACCAGTTAGATTGAGGGTGATGTGATCCATAAATCCTTCCCAAGATGCAGTCTGACTAGGAATAAATCCAGCACCAGCAGTGTCTGCACCCAACTTAAGAAGATCGCCTGCAAAGAACATGATTGGGTTTGCAGTGTTTAGAGTATTACTTACTGTTCCGTTTACGGATATGGTTGCATCAGTATTGTACTGTTCTACTCTAATGAAGTTCCAAGCATTTAGATTGAGTTGTGTGGTGTTTTCAATAGATCCAGAACCAGAAGCAAACACTATGTTTCCTGTTTCTCTGTAATATATCTTGAATCTATCAGTCCACATGACTGTTCCACCATTGACTGCTGGATCAAACTTAGTAGGATACAACCAGAAACTTAACGATAATCTACCATTACCACTATCCCTTGAATCTACATTGCTGGTAAATGCAAAGTTGGCACCAATAACATCAGTGATTGCAGTATGATGTAGTGAATTGTTACCAAATTTAATCTGCGAAGATGTGGTCTTATTTGGTGGTGTGAATGTTACGGAAGGAACTTTTAGATAATTTGCTCCACTATTTGTTAGGGTTACAGAGTCTATACCTCCTTCAGAGATAGTTACAGTACCTGTTGCTCGATTACCTTGATTTGGTTTATGTATTGTGACAGTAGGAGTTCCTTTGTAATTACCACCGTGGAACATTTGAACACGTTGTACAGACTTAACTCCAGCAAACGTAGACGCAAGAGATACATATGCCTCAGCATTCTGAGATGTATCCTGTTCCATCTGTAGTGTGATTACTTGACCCTCTGTTATTTGACCTTCTTCTACATCCTCACCATTTCTATCGGTCAGTCCATCTGGTAGATCAATGACCTCATCCTCAGGCTCGAAGATCTCACATCTAAACTCATACATGAAGAGTTCATTTACTTGGTAGAATGGTACTTTTCTTTCTATATACTTGATTTCAAATATAGCATTGTCTAAAGGTAGATAGATTAAATCTCCTTCATGTGGAGACTTGGCGTTAATCCTTTCACCTTCTGGAAATAGATTTATGAAAGGAGTTATGAAATCATCATACCTTTCTTTAGATACAACCAAGGTTATCTCATCTTGATCCTTGACACCAAACTTTGTCAACACATCAGATGGTGTGCCGAATCCGTCAATGTTTACTAAGTACGCTTCTAATCTAAAACTATCGTCAAACTTAGATGATTGTATCTCTCTTATTACAGTGTCTTGATTTACAATTTTTCTAGGCAGATACAAAATATCCTGACCGAACAGTTGTAAATGTTCGTTCACCAAGTCTTGAACTAATCTTTGTTCACTTGGAGATCCATTTAAAAAGAAGGGTGATAAAGGCATTATCCAACAAAGTCTAGAGGTGGCATTGCGTATTCTTGCATTAACTTCTCATCGAGTTTTTCCAACTCCATGACAGCATCATCATATAATTGTCTACCATTAAGTTCTAATCCGCCAGGCAATTTGACACCAGTAAACTTAATGAGGTTCTGTCCCCATTGTCTTTTTATTAAAGATGTGGTATACTGTTTAAGCCAGATATCATTGTATACAGCATTCTCACTCTGGGGATCTACTATTCTAAAGGCATCTATAATTAAGAAATGATTATCTGTGAGTTCTTTCACATTAAGATCCATGTATAATCTACTATTTTTCTTATTAAATCTTATTTGAACATCGGGATTCAACATATAATCTAGAGTTTCTAGATATGATTTGACCATACCATAGTTCAGTAAATCGATTGCCCCGTAGTAGTATAAATCATTAAGGAAGATCTGGTATTTGATATTGAACATTCCCGCTGATATAGTGGATGAATCAGCTTTGAATACTTTATTGATTCCTATTATACTGTCAGGTAGAGGCAAATAGTTTGCAGTTTCAGTATAATCTATTGTATCAATACCGCCTGCTGTACTAGTTGCACTGGTTGTTTGTTGAACACCGAGCATCTTCTCCTTCTCGGCTGGAGTTAATTGATGTTTCAAGAACACTCTATCAATACCTTCACCATGTCTCTCATGATACAACTGAATTGCATCATCAATCAAATCATCAATTTGATCGTCGTCAACATTGATTTCCAGAACTGGTTTTCCAAGTTTTCTAAGAGCGTAATCTTTCAAACCTTCTTTACTATTAGGTTTTGCCACAACTTCTCCACATTAGTTCTCCGAAGTATTTAGTTATATGAAAAAGTATTTTATTGATGAAGAGAAAACCTTTGCTGTCAACACGCCTGCGGATGCTAGAGTTGAACTTATGGGTTGGGAAGAAATACCTATAGTTTATATCGATAACTTCTACACAAATCCAGATATGGTTAGGAAGTTGGCAATAGAGTCACCCACCACATCTGATCCTAGAATACTGGGTGGAGTTACAGGATCAAGAGTGGCACAGTTCTTTAACTTTAGACAAATCTATCCCATCTGGGTAGAGATTGCTGAAAATGTATTTGGTCTAAAACAAGAGGAACAAGACAAATTTGAAGCGGCCATGTTTGCTAGTCCATTTAGTGTCAATGTAACTCAATCAAGAGATAGACCAGATCTACCTCACATAGATCTACCTAGTTTAGATTCTAGAGGATGGGCTGGTGTGATATATCTCAATAAGGGTGATGAATGTAAAGGTGGCACTGGATTTTATACATACAAAGGACATCAAATAAATCCACAAGAACATGATGGTATATGGGATAAAGCATATGTTAATGACAGTATAGGGCCATGGGAACTAATTCACCTAGCAAAAATGCAATACAATAGAATGATCATGTACCCAGCAACAGTTATGCACACCCCATATGACAAGCCAGGTTTCTTTGAAGGAGATACCTACAGACTCGCTCAAGTATTTTTTCTACCAGTTGTATAATGCACAATATTATTCTTACAGGATCAAATGGTTTTATCGGCAAAGCATTTGCAAAAAGAATTGGAAGTGAAAACCTATATCAAGTAGAACAATCACATGCCTTTGAGTTTTTAAAACAGTATGACAAGTGGGATACTGTAGATTACATATTACATCAAGGAGCAATATCCAGCACTACAGAAACGGATGTAAATAAAATTCACAAGTATAATGTAGAGTTCTCTATTGAACTGTTTGAGAAAGCAATAGAACATTCTATCCCAGTCAAATATGCCTCATCTGCATCTGTGTATGGTAAGATTCATAGTGACTTTGGATATTTAAAGAAGACTATCAATCCACTAAACTTCTATGCACTATCAAAGGCAACTGTAGATTACTGGGTATTGGATAATATGGATAGGTTTGAACAAGTGCAAGGATTCAGATACTTTAATGTATATGGAGAAGGTGAAGAACATAAAGGAGATCAAGCAAGTCCAATTAGTAAGTTCACCAAACAAGCTAAAGAAAGTAAAGTAATTAAGATCTTTGAAGATTCTGAATATGCCTTTAGAGATTTTGTATGTGTAGATGATGTAGTAGATGTTGTCCTAGATAATACGGCAGGGAGCGGCATCTACGATGTTGGGACTGGCAATCCTATCTCATTTCTTGAGATTGCAGAATTGATTGCCAAAAAAGAAGGGGCGGAGATTGAAGTAATCCCCTTCCCCAAACATCTAGAAGGTAAGTATCAAGAATACACATGTGCAGATACCTCATGGTATTCACATGACTATACAGAAGTTAAGCATTACTTGCATAAGAAATAAAAGAAGTTATGGCATACTTGGGTTCTGTTATGGGAACAGTTCCTTCATGAGGCCAAAGATAATTACAAGGAAATATACAAACATCTCCCCTCCTAGCGGGTATCTTTCTATCTTGAAGATGAAAGTAAGTTTCTCCGCCTAACTCTACATCATTGAGATAACCTACAATACCAAATACCCTGTGAACATTTACTCCAGGCCCTTGATCCTGATGTTTGGAGAAAAATCCTTTACCTTTGTGATATACACGAACACAATAATCTCTAAAAACTAAAGGATAATCCTCTGGTGGAACTGGACATTCCTCAGCATACCTATCATATACTTCAAAGTATGCTCTAGATAACAAATCTGATACTCTGTCATCTGGTTTTGGATATATTTGTCTAGTATCTTTAAAATCTTTTACAACGTGATTTAATCTATCATTAGATGGTTTTCCATAAACAGCACCGTCAACATGTCTGTCCTCTTCTTCCCAGAACCATTCTATAATATCCTCACATTCTTCTTTTGATAATACGTTATAAACCTTGATTAGATCATCAGTATTCATAATAGATCTCCAGGCAATATTCTATGTGAATCTGAATCCATATGTTCTGTACTGAACTCAAATAGTTCAGTATCTTCTAATGCAAACATACGATGTTTCAAACCAATAGGCACATGAAACTTATCACCTCTTCTTAAAATAGTTATATCTGCTTTCTCTATATCTGTATCCCAACTATGATATAACTTTATCTTCCCACTCTGTACAAAAAATACTTCGTCTTTTAATTTATGAAAGTGCCATGAACACTGTTTATCTTTTGCAATAAACAAAAGTTTACCACAATACTTCTCGCAGTTTGCGATCCATTTTTCATATCCCCATCCCTTTGGAACAAACTTTACTGGTTCCGCTGCACGAGCATTACGAGGTCTTCTACTTGGCCCTAAAGAAGTCATCAGAGTTTACACCTTTGTCATCA